CTATATCAGGTCTATGATTTTGGTTTTCACAATTCCGTCCAACCGCATGTCGTTAAGGCCTTGTCTCATGTGTTCTTGCATGAGGCGGTTGGCTTCGGTGATGTCTTTGGCGCAGACGAGGTTGTAGTACTTCGTTTCCTTTTCATTGCCGTTGTCATCGATGAATATGTCTATCAACGTGGCTTTGTAGAAGGGCTTGCCTTCTTCCTTCTCATTGACTATCTCGACGACATTAGAGCGGGTGATAGAGATTACATCGCAATTTCCGTTGTATTGTTCCAGTCCGTTGGCTTCGGCCTCGGCAAATAATCCTACATCGGTGATGAAGTGTTCGATGACTTCTTTCATCTCTCCTTTGCTGTTCTCTTTTTCTACTTTCAGTTTGATTTCGTAAAACATCGCTTTTATTTTTTATAGGTTAAAACTTCTTTTAACTTGGGATTCCCTGCCGCATAACGGCGGACATCAAAGTCACTATCCTTTGTCAGCTTAGTGAGTACCTCGACGGGCGTGTTGGGATTACATGCCACGCTAACGCGGACAGCCCAGTGACTATCCTTTGCCAATTCAATCAATACTTCTAAGGGTGTGTTGAGATTACATGCCGCATAACGACGGACAACCCAGTGGCTATCCTTTGCTAATTCTGCGAGCACATCGACGGGCATATTGGGATTACATGCTGCATAACGGCGGACATCAAAGTCACTATCCTTTGTCAGCTTAGTGAGTACCTCGACGGGGGTGTTGGGATTACATGCCACGCTACGGCGTACAACAATGTCGCTATCCTTTGCCAACTCCATGAGCACATCGACGGGAGTGTTGGGGTTTCTTGCCACGCTAACGCGGACATCACAGCCGCTATTTAAGATCTCATTTTTGTCCATTGTATTTCTTATTTAATTGTCTTACTTTATTTCTCATCAATCCTGCCAGCTCTTTATGCCGGTAGTCGTCAGACTTTTCCAACGCTTTTGCCGATCTTTCCAGCAGGCTGACGATTGACTGTATTTCATAGTCTTTCATGAATTGATTATTTCATTGACTAATTCATCGGCTTCGTATATCCTTTCGGCTATCTTCTTGAAGGTGTTATCATCTGGATATATCCTTCTGATAAACATAGAGGGCTTCTCGAACGGGTTATATACGATGAAATCGCACCAATCGGCTTCAACGCACATGAGTTCGGACATGATTTGGTAATAGTACTTAGGCTCCGTGGACAGGAGGGTATCGTTATCCTTTATCTTGTGGAAGTATTTGGCATATGTGGCCGTTCCCACGCTTTTTATCTCGATTACCCCTTTTTCCCGCTTGTTCTCATCGTAATAATATCCGTCGGGGCTGGCTGCGAAATGGGCGATGGTGGGGTGTTTGCACAATCCTACCTCGACGACACGGCGACCTGTTTTAAGTTCATATATGTGCCGGGCATCGGGCTCGTTCTCCGTTCCCCATCGCATTTGCTTGGTCGATATGTCGGTCTGATAGAGGTAACTTTCGAAAACCTCGTCGTCCTCGAACAGCATGGGGTTGAGCATGCGCTCTCCGGCCACTTGGTAGATGTAGCTCATGGCGCATTCCCCGAACCCGTTGCCGCTTCGGTTCGCTTTCATCAGGTCGCCTATGCGGCTGCCCGTGAAACAGCCGAGGCGCTTCCTGTACCATTCAAGAGTCCTTTGCGCTTCCATCACTCAAACAGTCCTTGTCCGTTGACATTTTCAGATTCCGGTTGCTCGACTGCTTCGATGGCCATCTCCCTCAGACGGTCGGTCGCCGTATCGTTGTCGACATATTCGATTTCCACTTCGTCCACGCTGGTATCTTGCTGTGTCAAATCTCCCTTTATCGTGGCTTGGTCGAAAGTGATAGCCCGTTGCATTTCTATCGATTTGGGGGCATATTTGGCGAGAAGAAGTTTTAAAACCGTCTTCCGTGCCATCGTGTCGAAGTCGTCTTTCCATACGCCGAACCCTTTCTTGTAGGATTGGGAATACTTCTTGGCATGCGCCTCGACTTCCCCTACTGTCATGTAGTGTGTTTTCTCGAACCCGTTCACAAGCCGGAAATAGGCCATATAGCCGATGACCTTGTCGGAGGTCTTTGAATCCTCGTCGAAGATGTATTCGCCCGTGAATTTGTTTTTCTTGACGAGCTGACCCTCATAGACCACTTCGTCTATGAGAGAGGAGAATTGTCCGCTTCGCAGGCATAGCTCTATCAGTCCCTTGTACATGAGCTGGAATTGTGCTACTGTCGTCCTCAGCTTGGAGTCGTAATAGGGAACGATGGCCGATAGACCCAAGTTGCTATTGATAGGCAAGTCGAGCGTGGCGGCTATGACGGCCGAGTTGAGTATGCTTTGGGGATCGGCCGTTTGGAGCATGGTGTTTCCGTTGACGGCTGAAATGACCGAGGAGATGAATCCGGGGGCTTTCTTCCCCAATATCTCGTTAAATCTTGTCTTTACAGAATCGCCGTTCAACAGGCTCTTCAATTGTGGTAATGTCGTTGTTGCCATTGTTGTTTTATTTTAAAAGGTTATGTTTCTTTTTATACACCGCATATCCTCCCGGACGGGCGGTGAATATGCTTGATTTATATGGAATTATAGCTACTTATTTAATTCATGATTTTTAAAAGTTCATCTCTGGTAATACAGTTGCGTGTGCCGACTTTTTCAGGCTTGGCGTTAATTGCATTCAAACGCTTCAACAATTCTTTATAAGAACACCCTAATAATTCTGTTGCCTTTCTAACCGGTACATAATCAGGCAAGAACACATCTCCATAGCCTTTCTTTATACCGGATATTGCATGGTTAATTACATCTTCCAATTTTCCGAGCAACATATTGTTTTCATCTCTCACTACCTTGATGATTGTATCTTCTATTCCCATATCCATTAATCTTTTAATCGTTTTTCCACTCTCATTGACGCTCTTACTCTCGCATTCCTCAACCTGCACATATCGCCAGTGTCTCCGAATACCTGCACAACGACGAACAACAGGCTGAATAGGATAGAAACCCCGAATTGTCGTATCTTTTTCAAATCGAAAGCCTTTCCCAAGTACCGGCAAATGACATACAGAGTCAATTCACTGCTGGTCGATATACCTAATTTGAGGTATATGTTTTTCTTCTGCGTCTTGGTCGTCCATACAGACTTCCCCAGATTTTCGGCTACCTCTTTGTCTTGAAGACCCTTTGCATACTCCTTAGCGACCGCCCATTCTCCGGCAGTCAATATCAGCTCTTTCTCCATACCAATGTCCTCCATTCAGGAATTCCATCGTTCTCCACAGATACTTTACCAACTCCATACTCATAAGAGATGCCCAGTTGTTTCATGTAAGACTTCAACCGGCGATAAGCACTACATGTCTTAATATCGTCATAGAATGCATCTCCAACCTCCATACGAATCATGTACTTACACTTTCCACGTACTCCTTTCGGCTTGGGTATTATCCGCTTTACATCGGCTATGCACCTGAATCCTACTTGTATTTTCATCGTTTCCATATTCTTGTTTTTTATATAATAAAAGGAGCCGACCCTATTGTTTTTTTAGGCTCTGGCTCCCTCCTCGTAACATTCCCGTGTTAGTTCGTTTTCTCGTCCTGCACACCCGACAAGGCAAATGTCGATAATGCAAAGAAAGCCATGCTTATAATGAGCTGTCCGATACTGGCATTGATAAATGCTGCTATTACCCCGAAAAAAGAGGCGAACATGAGCAGCAGGCAGATGGCTATAAATAATCTGTACATATTCTTGTTTTATTCAAATTCAAAGCTGTCATTAAACTTGCACATTTCTATACCGTCCTCGTCGTACACCTCGACCTCGTATTTCACTTCGATGGATCCGTCCACATAATCGGGTGTGAAATAGTCGCCGTATGTAACCGTTGTTCCGTCGTATGCATCGTATGTTACGTGTACGGGTAATATCTCATCGTCAACCTCTACGTCCAAATCGAAGTCTCCATACATCGATTTGTCCTCTCCTATCCGCTCGCTCACCACATATTCGAGTTGCTTCTCTACTTCTCGGCGAATCTTGTTGATTGTGTAGTCGCTTATCGACAGGCTAACCATTTCATATTGCTCCGTTGTCATAGTGTTCACTCCTTTTAGGTATTGTTGCTTATTTCGCTTTTGTTTATCTTTGTATCACATTGACAGTACAAATATAAAGTTTACTTTATAATAAAACAAATAAACTTTATATATTTATACCATTTTAACAAATAAACTTTATATGAACACAACTAAACTTAAAGATTTATTCGAAAAAAGTTCTGATAAATACGCCGATGCAAAAGCAATTGGTACAACATACCAAAGCATGTACAACATTATATATAAAGGAAGTATATGTAAAGTCGACTTGATAGAAAGAATTGCCAAATTCTATGGAGTTCCTGTCGGCTATTTTTTCGATGAAGAAAAAGAAGAAAGTAAAACAACTACTTGTCCTTATTGTGGACACTCGCTTAAAATAAATATTGAATAATCACAGACTACCCACATTATTATATATGAGCAATCTTCCAATAGTTCCCCTGCAACAGATGACTGTTTTCCAACCCGAATTCGACGGGCAGGGGAATATAGTATAATGGAAAG